ATAATAAATAATAATGAGGAAAAATATAGTGATGAAATATTTGTAGAAAATTTACCAATAATTATTAATAAAGTAGATAATAAAGAATCAAAATTAATAAATATTGTAGAAAATACTGATATAAATAATGATACAAATAATGAAAAAAAAAATTATAGTAAAATGAAAGTAGATGATTTAAGAAGTTTGGTAGTTACAAAAAATTTAACAAATAATGAAAATGCATTAAAATTAAAAAAATCTGAACTTATTGATATGTTAAAAACATAATAAATTTATTAAATTTATTAAATTTATTTATAATAATTTATATAAATTATTTTATATATTTATATAAATAATGAGTTGGGGAACTTGTGTTAATGGATCAAATAATATTCATTTTAATTTTCCTTCTTTAATGGATGATGGTAGAAATTTTACAAAATATGAATCAAGTCCAACATTAGATTCTTTAATAAAAAAATCTTCTAATATTAAAAGTAATAATGAATATAGACAATTTTTGCAAGCAAATGCAGATAAAATTATAAAAAATAATCAATTAGATGCATGTAATCAATGTGGAAGTTGTGTATATAATAATCCAATAAATAATCAAACATTAGCAGGACATCCATATATATTCAATTCATCATTATCAAATAATCAACCATATGGATATGAAAATAGTGATTTAAAAAATATATATTTATCAAGAAAAGAATTAGATTTACAAAAACGTATTTTAAAATATAATTTAAATTTAGAAGAAAAAAACTTTTAATCATTATTTATATATAATTTTTCAAATATACTTTTTTATTCAGTATATATATAAAATATGAATTTTTTTGATAATTTAATGGCTCCTCTTTCAAGAGATCATTGTATGATAATATTTTATTTAGGAATAATTAATTTATTTTTTGCAGTAGTATTATTAGTTAGTGGTGTTTTAAGTTTATTTGACAAAAACACTATGAGTAGAGGTGGAGTTTTCTTAGTACAATCGTTTATGACTTTCTTTATGTATTATTTATATAGAATAGCATACTCAATATGTATTAAAACTTTATAAATTATTCATAATATATAAATCAATTATTAATATAAATTATTAATATAAATTATTAATATCAATTATTAATATTTAAATAAATTTATTTTTAAATATTAATGAAAGTTTTGAGTATTGATATTGGAATTAAGAACATGGCTTATATTATATTAGAACATAATGAAAATAGTGATAATTTTGAAATTATTAAATGGGATATTATAAATTTATGTAATATTATACCAAATTGTTCTAATATTAAATGTAATTGTAAAGCCAAATTTTCAAAAAATAATAATTTTTTTTGTAAAAAACATACAAAAAATGAAGATTATAAAATTCCAACATTTAATACAAAAACTTTAGTTAAACAAAATATGAAAAATTTGTTAACTATAATTGAAGAAAATAATATAACATATGAAAAAGAAAAAAATAAAAATGAAATAATAAAAACAATAGAAGAATATGTTTCTAATAATTGTTTTGATGTTATCGAAGATGTAAATGCAAATAATGTAAAATTAATTGATTTAGGTATAAATTTAAAAAATGAGTGTAACAATTTATTTGAAACAGTCGATTTACAATCAATAGATATGATTTTATTGGAAAATCAAATAAGTCCAATAGCAAATAGAATGAAAACAATACAAGGTATGATCGCACAATATTTTATAGATAATGGAAATTATAATATTGAATTCATTTCTTCTGCTAATAAACTCAAACTTTTTTTAAATAATAAAAAAACAACATATAATGAACGTAAAAAAAAAGGAATTTTAATAACTAAAGAATTATTAGAAAAAAAAAATAAATTAAATGATGAAATATTTTTTAGTAAACATTCAAAAAAAGATGATTTAGCAGATTGTTTTTTACAATGTATATATTATTTAGTAACTTTCAATAAATTAAAATTAAATTAAATACATTAAGAAATATATAAATTATTTAATATATATTATTAATTTGCGGAGGACTTAAAAATAAAATTTATTAATAAATTAATAATGGAAGTATTAGAACTAGAACCAGAAAATTTAGAATTAGAAAATTTAAATTTATCTAATATAAACTTAAACAATGATTCAACCAATTTAAGCGATGATGATGATATAATTGATACAAAACCTTCAATGAATTTTGGTAGTGGTATTGAATTATTAATGAATGATAAAAATAAAAATGAAAAAAAATCATCTACAAATATTGATATAGAAGATATTACAAAGTTAGAAGATGAGTTAAATGATTTGACAAATAATGAAATTAAAGAAGAAAAATCATCAAAAACAAAACTTTTTGGTGGATTATTTGATAAAAAAGAAGATGGTGAAAATATTAAATCACTAAATAGTTCTAATAAATTTAATAATAATTCTAGAGAAAATCTAGGATCATCAACTTCTAAAATGAATGAAAATAAAACTTGGGATGGTTATGGTAAATTTACAAATATTCCTATTGATGCAGAAAAAACAGAAGAAAAAAAACCTCTTTCAAAAGAAGAAGAATTAAAAGAAAAATTTAAATATTTAAGAAAGCTTGAAGAATTAGAAAAAAAAGGAGTATCACTTAGTAAACGTTATAATATGGATTCAAATTTAAATGAAATGATAGGAGAATATGAAACTATTATCGCAGAAAAAGAAAAATCAAATAGTATCAAGTTTCAAGGAAAAATGATGATGGCTTGTATTACAGGATTAGAATTTTTAAATTCAAAATTTGATCCATTTGATATTAAATTAGATGGTTGGGGAGAACAAATAAATGAAAATATAGATGAATATGATGAAATTTTTTCTGAATTACATGAAAAGTATAAATCAAAAGCTAAAATGTCTCCAGAATTAAAATTATTATTTCAATTAGGAGGTTCTGCTATGATGGTTCATATGTCAAATACATTATTTAAATCATCAATGCCAGGTATGGATGATATTATGAGACAAAATCCCGAACTTATGAAACAATTTACTCAAGCAGCAGTAAATACAATGGGTGAATCTAATCCAGGATTTGGTGGTTTTATGAATGGATTATTTAATAATGGAGCAAGAGAAAATGGAATAGGTAGTGGTGCTAATCCTGGATTTGGTATGCCAAACATGTCAAATAGAGAAATGCCACCCAATGTAAACATAGGTCCTCCTCCACCACCAACTGAAACAAAACTTCCAGAAAGAAGTCAACGTAATCAAAATTTACCAAATAGACCAGATTTAATGAGTGCACGTGGAATATCTATAAATAATACTGAAGGAGATGTCAATAATGAACAAAGAATAAATCGTCCAGAAATGAGAGGGCCAACTTTTTCTAATTCATCAAAACAACAAACTATTGGAAATATTTTAAGTGGACTAAAAACAAAACAAATTGACATAGATAATAAAGATGGAAGTACAATAAGTGTAGAAGAATTAAAAGAGTTATCTGATACTACAAAAATAACAAAATCAAAACGTAAACAAAAAAGTGATAAAAATACAGTAAGTTTAGATATTTAAATTAAAATATTATATAAAATTTAATAATTAATATTATTAATGAATAAAATATGAATAATAATATTAATTGTTTGATTAAACCAGATTATAGTAATTTAAAAACTTTTGTAATTAATTTAGATGATTATAAAGAAAATTATAATAAACAATTGCCTTATTTGGAAAGTTTAGGATTAAAAATAGAACGTTTTAGTGGAATAAATGCTTTAAAAGATGAACATTTTAATCCAAAATATAAAGAATATATATCAAATTTTGCTTTTAATTGTACACCAAAATCTGTAATAGGATGTGCATTAAGTCATATATTATGTTGCAAACATATATATGAAAACTATATTATTAATGAATCGTCGTATGGGGGCAAGACCCCATATTTCTTAATTATGGAAGATGATGCTTTTCCAAAATATAATAAATCAGAATTTTATGAAAAACTTAATAAAACAATTAGTGATATAACAATATTAGATATTAATTGGGAAATAATACAATTACATAGTGATGCTTTTTATCCAACAACAAATACATATAGCACACATTTTGCTTGTGGAAGTACTGCAGCCTATTTAATTTCTGAATCTGGATTAAAGAAGAATTTAAAATCAAAAATATTAAGTCATATGGATTTTATAGAACATAATTTTATTAAATTTAGAAAATACAGAGCTAAAGAAAATTTATTTTATACAAATGAAAAAGATAGCTTAAATAGAAATATTAACAAAACAAAAAATTTATCATATTATAGTTTATATTTTAAATCTTATATATTAGAATTTATTAATAAATATACAAATTTATTAAAGTTAAGAGGTGAAAAATCATATGCAAATTTTTTAGAATTTAAAGTGTTAAAATTACCTTATTTTAAAAAAGAATATACTGCAAATGAAACTATAGATTATTTAATTGGTTTATTTTTAACAAGAAAAATGATTAAATATATAAAATAAAATTATGACTTGCTATTATTATAAAATAATAAATGAAACAAAAGAACCATTATTAAAAAATGTTGATGTAGTTCTTATATTAGCAATGGAGGGTTCAAATAGATTTAAAGAAGACCCCTTTTTATTAAGTCTTGCAAAAAAAACTATTATTCAATATAATAAAGGATATAAAAATTGTAAAAAACCAGATAGCATTAAATCTACAACAGAAGATTTAGTTCATGCATATTATACTGCATTTGAATATTTAAAAGAATATAATAATGTAATTATATTAGAAGATGATGCAATAGTTATAAAT